CCAGAAGCTCGTGGAGACGTACATCGGAGAATCGGTCACTCCGGGTACTGTCAAGACCAAGTTCTTTCTCACATTTGCTGTATTGTGCGCGCACACCCGTCATATCATGCGCGACTACACCTTTCAACTCATTTCCAACCACACCGCGGAGCTCAAAGACTATGCAACTTGGGTGTTGCATCAAGATCTGAACCGCGTTGCGGCCCAAAACGGTACTGTCCCACCGCAGTTCAAAACAGCGACACTCACTGTCCTGGGGGCACCCGTTTTTCCCTTCGACTGGCGCGAACGACCTGTCCAATCACACTTTTATGTGTGTTTTGATGCTCCGCACCTTATCGGCAAAACAGAAATCGATTCTTTTGACTATCGAACCGAACCTGAAGGGGCAATCTACGTCACGATTGGGGGAGACGACGTCCGAACTTACACGAAGAGACAAATGCATAAACTCGGCTATAAGCTTGTTGCTAACCATGGGGGGCTTGCCCTCTATGAGAACGATGTCTACAGCAACAGGTTCAACGAATTGCCACCGCTTGCACCAAACTCTCTCTCCGTCACCGCCAAGGGGCGTGACGTTGAGCTCAACCCGCTCATGCTGAACAAACTGCTGTCCGTTTGGCCCGACCGAGATCTGTCTGACAAAGACATAAATGATCTCCGAATGTCGACACAGCAAATTTTCAGAACTCTGGACCCAGAGGAGACCCAGGCGTATTGGACCTACGTCTATGATCAAATCCTCCCGGAAAGAGCGAAATGGTTCCGCAGCAAAAGAACCCTAGAGCGCGAGGAAATCGCCGCACAACGCACCGTAGTGTTGGGACCCTACGAACGTGCTTGGCTCTGGGTCGTGCGCCTTTACACATGGTTTTGGATAATCATTGCTTGGTGCCGTTGCCGCTCCCTTTACGATATCCTGCACGATTTCTCGATCAAGATCGCCGTCATCATCTTCAGCTACCTGGCCACCATACTCTGGCCCGTACCTAAGTATCCTGTGACGGTCCTGCAAAGGAAAGACATCGTGGACACTTCGTATCTCTCCCATAGCGGCGTGCCCGCTCACATCGATGAGCTCTTGCGTTCTCCGGGGGCGACCTCTCTCAAGGAGGGGTCGTCGGACGGCGCAAGTACTCGTTGATTTCGTCACAGCTGTCGAAAGCCGCAATCGTCTCAAACCGCCTCGAGAGGAGGCCAAGCTCAGAGTCGCCATAGCGAATGAGCGTGAGAGAGTGCGGAATTACTCCGAGCGCCATGGATGCGTTCGCGTTCATTTCGGCTTTCGACAAGTCCAGCCCGTTGTGCATTATAAAAGTCACAACAACATTCTCATCGGGTTGGCCAATCGTGTGCTTGCAACTCCTAAGTATCAATATACTTTCAGGGGGGGGTTGCATGCCACCGTTGAGCTGAGACTATTTGCTTTCTTGAAGCTTTTCGACTTTGAATTCGTACTCACAACATTTGAGGACTGGGTCTCTCGTTACACGCCAGAAAAACAAGCAGCGTTGCGCCGTGCTTTCCTTCGGGATCACTCGGCGAATCGGAACCGCTGCATGGCAGGTGTTTTCAACAAGAGAGAGATTGCCCTTAAGCAATTCGGAATGGACGCGGAGGACAAGGACCCCCGTGTTATTTCGGCTAGCACTCCAGCGCGCGACGTTACCCTTGGACCACATGTATGGTCAGTGTCCAAGATGGTGTCTAAAGCCTGGAGCCTGGACAAATGCAGTCCCATTTTGTACGCGTCAGGCCACAGTTCCCAACAAATTGGTACGTGGTTACGGCACTGGATGCGCGAATTCAACGACGACTACATTCTGGTCGACAACGACTTTTCAAGGTTCGATCAGAGTGTCTCGCGAGAACTCCTACAGCTTGAGGCTGCGTGGATCGGTTCATTTACCGACGACCCCGAGATTCTAACATACCTTCGAATGAACGAGTTCGTCGAAGGATATACAGAATGGGGCGACTACTATAGTGTCCACGGAACTAGGAGAAGCGGAGACCAGATGACCAGTATAGGCAACTCGATGATTAACGCCTTTATCAATCATGAATCTCTCGCGATGCAGAAGCTAGCTTTAGGTCGAGACTACGCGATGTGCGTGATGGGCGATGACACCTTTTGGGTCATGCGCTCCCGGTGTGGCTACAATGCCTCTGCCCACCGCGATGCACTGCGCCGTTACGGCCTAGATGGTGATCCGACGCTCAAGGACATATGGAACCTTGAGTTTTGTAGTATGTGCTTTGTTCCAGTGGCGGAACCTTGGATGTACCAGCCCATTGCCAAACCCTACAGGATGTTGGCCAAGTATGGGTGGTGCCTCCCAGAGCATTACTTCAACCGCGAAAAACGCGCGGACATGTTCGCCATCCGCCATTTGGGATCGGTCCCAATTCATCGACTCTTCGTAGAACACCTCGAAGGGCCAGACCCCGTGAGCCACAAGCTCCTACCAACTTCCGAAGTGAAAATAAATTGGGCTGAGTTCCCTAGTTGGTACTACCAAAGATACGGTAGCGTGTTCTCTTTTGATGAAATGAGGATCCAAGAGATCATCGCCCCCGCAGGGATGCTGGATGCGCCCTGCTGGCTCGTTGATAAAATCAAGCTGGATGCTTGAGCTCCTCGGCCCAATGATTTCGGCAAGACAAAACATACCTCCTGAACCGAAACACCCAAATGGCACCTCCCAAAAAGCTGCTAAAAGCTCTTGAAAAGAGGAAGACGAAACCAGTCACTTCGTCCTCCTCTAAGAAGCAAAACGCTCTGGTAAAGCAGATCTACCAGCGTTTAACACCCAATTCAGCATCTGCCAGTCACGTTTCAACCAGTTCAGTTGAGAAGCGACCCGACGTGTTCGGCTTCATTGGCGACACGCTCCGCAAAGGAGTAAGCTATATCCCTGAAGTTTTCAAAGGGGCACGTGGCTTAATCGATAGGATTTCCGGTTTTGGCGACTACACCGTCAAACACAATTCACTCATGGGCCGTGGGCCCAATGCAAGCGACCCGGGGCTCTTTAGCGGAAAACAAGGCGAC